AAGAGCATTTCCCTGCCGTCGAGGAGGGCCTGCTTCTCTGCGGTGATCAGTTCCTTTTCTTTGAGCGAGTACGATCCCTTACTGGTGACCTTGTACTCGATCGAGTAATCCGGGGTACGGACGTCGTTCTTCCGTACCCAACCGTTGCCGCTACCTGCGTTTACTGTCCCGCCCAGTAGTTCCGCTCCCCGGCGCTCCTGCTTCTGGCTCTTCTTCAGCATGTCCGCCATAGGAGACCTCCAGGAGTGCGGCGAGTAAATTGAACTTCGCGTGGGACCGGTCCTGGCGCCGGGAATGCCGGACGCCGAGGAACAGGATGTAAACGGCCGCTATGCCCAGCAGCGTGGATAGCGCGGCCACCATCAGGCGACCTTGGTATGAAGTCCGTTGATCTGGGCGTCCATCTGCGCGAGGACCTTGGCGTCGATCTCTGGGTCGGTGCCGGGTTCGTACCGTCCGTCGTCAATGACTCCCGAGGACTTACGCTTGGGCTCCTCCGGCTTAGGCCGTCGGCTGACCTTCTTGGTGCCATTGTTCTCGGCGGCCGTCAGGTCATCCTCGGAAATGGAACGCTCGTCTGCGTGCTGCGAGGCGGCCAGCACCTTCTCGTATAGGAAGTCCTGAAGGTCCAGGTCTTCCCGGATCGCAGCGAGGGTGTTCTCCTTGCTGTGCCAGCGAAGGACGGGCTTTCCCTTGGCGTCGTATTCGCCGTTGTCGATCTCGTAGTAGGCTCCGGCGCGCTTGATGACGTCGAAGAGGATCCCCATGATCATGATTTCCTTGGTGGTGTCGAAGTCACCACGGGCGAAATTCAGATATGGGGCCGAGCGGAAGTACGCGTCGATCGTCGCGACCTGCTGCGGTGCGGCCGACTTGTTCTTGATGGTCTTTACCTTGATGACCTGGCCGACGTTTACCTTGCCCTTTCCGGGCCGGGCCTCCTGAATCCATTCGTCACGCCGGACTTCCACTCTGGTGTAGAACGCGTAATTCTTTGCGTTTCCACCGGGAGTTGTGGTCGGCGTGCCGTGCGGGGAGAACTTGCCGATGGCGTCGCGGTACTGGTTGATGACGATGCCGAGGAGCGGGCGGTCGTCGGGGTCGGTCATCGAACGCTTCGTCGCGGCGCCGGACTTGCGGAAGAACTTGCCGGTGAGCCGCGCGCCCAGCGCCATGGTCGCCTCATCCATGTCCTTCTCAGACTCTTCGTCGGCGATGAGCGCCGGGTAGGAGTCGAGGACGATCATGTCGACCGAGCGGGACGTCGCGAAGTCGAGCATGGTCTGGTAGGCGAACTCCATGGCCTGGGTGGGGACGACGATGACACGGTCGTTGTCGACGCCGAGCGCCTCGGCCTGATCGGTGTCGTAGTGCTCGGCCGCGACCCACAGGCAGGTGAAGTTGGGGTCCTTCTTCTGGTTGGCGGCCAGCGTCTTGTAGACGACGAAGGTCTTGCCGTGGGACTCGCGGCCGATGACCTCGACCCACTGGTTGCCGGGCCAGCCGCCACCGAGAGCGATGTCCAGACTCAGGGAGCCGGAGGTGAATCGCTTCGCCACGCGCATCTCGGAGGCGAAGCAGACGGCGCCCGGGTGAGCCTTGTTGATCTTTGCGAGGAGGGCGAGGGCTTCCTTGTTGACGCTCAACGGGGGCCCCCGTAGGTATGAAGTCGCATGTGGTGTTACTCCTGATCCGATAACCGCGAAGCGGTAACGAAGAACCGGTAGTCCCCATACCATAATCGGCAAGGAACTACCGGTCCACTCATGTATCAACTAGTCCAGCGAGGAACTTCGGGAACTTTCAGGTGGTCACGAGGTCGACGACTTCGCAGCCGCCCGAGGCCGAGCAGGCCAGTTCCTGGGAGCCCACCGTCTGGTCGTACGTCTCGTAGAAGGCCAGGTCCGACCACTCCACGCGGTGCTCCTGAGCGACCAGCGCCTCGTACTCCTGCTGCGTGATCTCCTCGTACGGCGCCTGCACGTAGGTGTGATCGGAGAACGGGAGGAAGGACACGCCGGAGATCTCGTCCAGGTGCTCCCACACCCACTCACCGACCTCGGCCCACTCGTCCTCGCGCACGGAGATCGTCACCGACGGCTTGTGCTCGCACCAGTACCGCTGGAACAGCAGCCAGTGCTCCAGGTGCTCGATCGCCGTGACGTCCTCACGCACCAAGGCACCCTCTGCGGCGCGCTGGGCGAAGGTGAACACCCACGCGGCGGAGTTGTAGGAGTCCTCCTCGTGCGGGATCCCGGCGTCGATCATCACGAACGCGATGGGGTCCTTCTTGTCCACCCGCACACGTCGCTTGTAGAACCGGGCGTGCTTGGTATGAAGCCCGGACTCGCAGTCGACCAACTGGGAGACGGTGCCGGAGGGCTTCACACAGGTGATCGCGTCCGAGGACGGAATACCGATGCGCTGGGCCTCCCTCGCGTTGGAGACGCGTGCCGTCAGGCGAAGGTCGGTCAGCGAGAGGGCCGTCGGTCCCGTGCCCAGGCTGCCGTTGGTGAACTGGTTGCCGAAGACGCCGGTGAGGCTGACTCCGAGGAGCCGCTCCTCCTCCGCGTTCTGTCGCCACTCCTCACGCAGGTACGGGTAGTCCGTCAGCGTGCTTTGCCAGGTGCCGAGGATGGCCGCCAGGCGCACCTTGTACTCCAGGTCCGCGACGGTGTCCTCCGGCCGGACGACGACCTCGGACAAGTTGCAGAAACTGAACGGCCGCAAAATGATCTCGCTGCACGGGTTGGTCCCGTAGTCGGTGTAAGCCGACCGGTGGCCGTACTCGGCAGCCTGCCGCTGGGCGGCGCCACGGTGGAAGATGCCGCGCTCACCCGATCCGGACGCGACGATCGAGTCCCACTCCTGGCTGAAGTCCTCGCGCTGCATGCCGTCGTAGTAGACGGCCGAGTTGTTGGCCAGCGCGCGGTAGCCGTGGTCCTTCCACCACTCCCCCGACTTCGCCTGAGCCATCTCCTGGTCGTCCAGGTCGGACAGGCTGATCATCGCCGAGCGCCGGACGCCGCCGACCACGACGACGCTGGCGATCTTGCAGGCGATGTCGTGGACCTCGATCGGCCGGAACTTCCGACCAGCGGCCTGCTTGAACTTCTGGACGGTGAAGGTGAACAGTTCGTCCAGCGGACCCGGGCCGGAGGCTCGCCCTCCGAAGGTATGAAGACGGGCGCCCGCCGGTCGAACCTCGGACAGGTCCCAGTCAACGAGCACACCGTTCCACAGGGAACTCAGCAGCGCTCGGAAGGCAAGGCCCCAGCCCTCCTTGGAATCCTCGACGCGGATGGTCGACGGGTACTCCACATACTCCACGAACACCTTGGGGACCAGTGGCAACTGGTCGGTGTACTTCTTCTCGACGCTGTAGCCGACGCCAGTGCCGTTCATGAGGATGTAGAGGAGTTCATCCAGAGCGCGCGGGTCCTGGAGCGGCAGGTAGGAGCAGTTGAACCCGGCGATGTTCGAGCGGTCCAGGGCGGCACCAGCCGTCATCACCGCACGCATGGACGGCATGACCTCGTGGGTGAGGACAGCCTGGCGTACGTCCTGCACGACCTCCTGCTCGGGGGTGTAGTCGTGCTTGTCCTTCAACTGGCCGAGCATGAAGTCGATGTACCGGTCGACGGTCTCGGTCCATGTCTCGCGCCGGTTCTCCTCCTCCAGCCACCTGGAGTAGCGCGACTTTGCGATGAAGGAGCGGTAGGGGTCGGCGATGTCGCCGCTGGGGGTGAGCAGGGAGGTCACCAGGTAATCCATTCAGTAGTTAGGGGGCGTGTCAGACGGTGCCGTCAGCCCGAATGATCGCGCCGGGGTTGTAGTTGCTCTGGCCGCCTGCCCCGCCGCTGGCGGTCTGCTTGGCGGGGGTGGCCGGGCCGTCTCCTGCGCTGCCGGAAGGCAGGCCTGCGGTGCTCTGCGTGAAGCGCGGGTTGTAGCCGCACTCGTAGCACTGCGCCATGGCGTTGTGCATGCCCACCGGCCGGAAGTAGTTCGAGCCACCGCAGTCGGGGCAGTGGGTGTCCTGCCGGGCGACCATGGCCCTGGCCGGGGCCTTGCCCTGTGGCGGCTGTGGCACTGTCTCCGGGGCCGGAGCCGGGGTGGGGTAGGGCTGCTGTCCGTTGGCCCACCAGGGGCTGTTGGACGGCTGCTGAGGCGCCGGGGCGGGAGCCGGGGCGGCCGGTCGAGCAGCCGCCCCCAACTTGTTAGCCCAGAAGTTGCTCACCGAACTGCACTCCTTCTGCGTACGTGATGATGCCCATGTCGAAGAGGTTGGCGAGGATTGCCACCACCCCGGCGCGGATGACTTGCGAGTGATGCCGCTGGAGAGCAACGGCGGATTCCTCGTCCGCTGAAACGCCGGAGTTAACCAGCATAGCCGAGGCAGTAATACCGGAAACTAGTGGAACGAGGACGTCCAGCAATTCCTTTGCGGGTACGACTTCCTGGAGCCTTTCGTGGCTGGCCTGGTGTTCCATGTCGCTGACGTCGGGGCTGTCCGGCGTCAGTTTCATGAGTGGGATCATGGCCGGTACTTGAGAGCACGGGATGATGTCCCAGAGCAGTCGCTTGACGAGCATCTGCGGGGTGAACAGGTCGACTTGGGGCTCTTCGAAAGCCTCTCCGTCGCCCTTTGTCTTGTTCCGATTGAAGAATCCCATTACTTGGCCTCCGACCAGCGGTCCACGATCTTCACGTCGGAAGACAGCGGCACCTTGAGCAGTTTCTGAATGTCCTCGCCGAGCATGGCTTCCTTCACCAGCGCAGCGGCTACGTCGGCGCGGTCCTCCGGTGTGAGGACCACGAGTTCGTCGTGGACCGAGAGGATCAGGCGGATGTCGTCCGGCAGGATGTTGTTCAGCCGGATCATCGCCAACTTGATCAGGTCGGCGGCCGAGCCCTGGATGAGGCTGTTGACTGCCTGCCGTTCGGCGCCCATCCGCAGGCCGTTGCTCTGCGAGAGGATGAGCGGCAGGCGGCGCTTGCGACCGAGGAGCGTGCGGATGTATGGAGGTCGGCGCGAGCGGCAGACCCGTACCACTTCCTCCTTGAAGCGGTAGATCTCGGGGAACAACTTCTGGTGCATCTCCATGAAGCGCTTGGCGTCCTTGACGGAGATCTTCGCCATGCTGGCGACCTTGTCCGGGCCAGCGCCGTAGACGACTGCGAAGTTGATTCCCTTGGCGACCTGCCGGAAGTCGATGCACTCCCGGTCGCCTGCTTTGACCCTGCGGATGAATTCCTGCGGGTCGATTCCCATAAGGGCCGCAGCGGTTGCCGAGTGGGGGTCGACACCGTTGTGGAATCCCTTGTAGAGATCTCCTCGGCCGATGAAGTGCGCGAGGACCACGAGTTCGATCTGTCCGTAGTCCGCGACGACCAGTTTGTGTCCGGGCGGTGCTACGAAGACCGAGTTCGGTGTCCGGCCTCGGGATGTTCTGGAGGTTAGGTTCCCGGCAGGAGAATCGGCCGGTCACCGTTCCGTACTGGACGAAGTCGGCATGAATGCGGCCGTCGAAGATCCGGCACGGCTTGTCCTTGTCCTCGGGGTCGCCGAGGTAGGAGACCGGGTAGGACAGCAGTTTGCTGACTTCGGAGTACTCCGCCAGTTCCTTGACGACGGGGTTGTTCGGGTGCTTCTCCAGGCTGTCGGCGTCGGTGGAGTAGTCCTTCCACTCCAGCGCCTGCCCGGCCTCGCGCTTCTTCTTGCCTCCGTCGGTGGGCTTGAGGGGCTTGAGGCCCTGCCCGCCTTCGCTCTTGGGGGCGTACAGCACCTCGGCCTTCTGGGCTGGGGCGTTGAGGTTGAACCGCTTGCCTGCGGCCTTGTAGATGCGGCCCTCGACTTCCACCAAGAGGGTGGACATGTCGCGGACCAGCTCGCGCATCGCGTCTTCGTCGACCGGCGCACCGGTGACGCCCATGTCGAGCAGAACACCCAGGACGTCTTCTTCCAGGCGCCGGATGTGCGTCAGGGCGCCTACCTCGATCTGCTTCTGGAACTTCTTCCAGAGCAGCCAGGTGTACTTGGCGTCCATGTACGCGTAGTGGCCCACCTTGGAGAAGGGGTGGGCCTCGACGCACTTGCCGACGTTCTCGGTGTCGTAGTCGACCTTGTAGTAACGCCGGACGAGTTCCTTGAGGCCCTTCTGCTTCATGTTCTCGTCGAGCAGCCACTGAAGGACGATGGTGTCCGAGTACTGCGGGGGTGCAATCTCGCCCCAGTACTTCGCCGTGGAGATGAGGTCGAAGGTCGCGTTGTGCGCGATCTTGATCTTGTTCTCAGCGAAGAACAGGGGCCGGAGGATGTTGAATACCTCGCTCGGGAGCATCTGCTCCGGCGGGGCGTCGTAGACGGCCGGGATGGCGTCGAACTTCCCGGTGGTCTTGTTCTTCTTCCTGGTGGCCTTGCTCAGCAGGACGTCGCCGTTGGGGTGGCCGAAGGGGATGGCCACAGCGAGGCCGTCGGTGGCCAGGCTCATCCAGTTGGCGACGTTCTGCGTCGGGACGTTGCGGTTGGGGCCGAACGTCTCGATGTCGAAGGAGAAGGCCGGGCGCTCCATGAAGCGCTCGACCACGGTATGAAGTCGGTCAGGGGTGAGGATGACGGAGTCTCGGATGGTCACGTGGCCCTCCTTGTGGTGGGGAAGCTGAGGGGGAGGCCCCGGCGGCTCGATGCCAGGACCTCCCCCATGGGGCTGATCAGTCGTTGAGGATCTCGCGGGCGACCTGCTTGAGTTCGCTCCGGGTGTTCACCTGGAGGACGTCCTCGTCGTAGGCCTTGCCGTCGAACTCCTCCAGGTCCTCCTCTTCGAGCGGGTCGATGTCCCAGTCGTCGAGGAGGTCACGCTCCTTCACCGGCGTGATGTAGTAGTTCGTCTTGTTGTTCTTGCTCTCCTTGCGGACGGAGAAGTACAGGTCGTCCCGGTTGATCGGGGACGTCTTCTTGTCCTTGGAGTAGTTCTTGAGGATGTCCGCGACCATCGGGCCGAACTGCCAGATCTTGACCTGCGGGTCGTCGGGGTCGGTGAAGTCGACCACGTTGAAGCAGACCTGCTGGGACGGCTTGTCACCAGCGTCGTCGCAGAGCGGGCAGCGGTTCTCCAGGCACGTCCAGGACCGCTTGCCCTTGCGCTCGATCCAGTGCTGGAGGAAGACCAGGAACGGTTCGTCGTCGAGGATCTTCACGACGACAGACTCGCCGGTCACCTTGAAGTTCTCCGGGAAGGAGGACGTGGCGCTCTTGGTCTTCTCGTAGGAGCCCCAGCCCTTGCCGCCGACCTTCGGGGCGGGCTCGTCGTCCTCGTCGTCCTCCTGCGGGCGCCGGGACCGGCGGGAGGCGGGGGCCTCCTCGGTATGAAGCGACTCGCGGCGCGAGCCCCGTCGGGAGCCACGGGCCGGTCGCTCGGTCTCCTCCTCGGCGTAGCCGTGCTCGTCCTGCTCGTCGTCGGCGGGGGTGTAGGCCTCGGTGGCAGCGGCGGTGCGGCGACGGGTGAGTTGACGGGCCATCAGTTGTTCTCCTGCTGGTAAAGGTGGATGAAGGACTTGTCCTCGGCGGTGTTCAGCCGGGCTTCTTCAACGTCGAGGGCCAGGGACCTGTCGAGGAAGTCGGTGGCGATGGCGTCGAGGTCGTCGAGGTTCTTCACCCTGGGGAAGTCCTCGGCGGAGACCTCGACGGTCGAGGAGAAGGTGACGTTCTCGTAGTTGCCCATGGACACCAGGAACGTCCGGCTCTTGGTTACTTTCACTGTTCGGCCAGCCTCTTGAAGAGGTCGATGACGCGGACAGAGAAGTTGGTTGTCTTGATGGGCTTCTGGTGCGAGATGAGGATGCCTTCCTCGTGCGCGATGCGGACCATGCCCTCGACCTGCTGGCGGGTGTAGAGACGACGCCGACCGCGTACGTCTCCGTCCTTGCCCGGGGACTGGTAGGTGCTCTTGGGGATGACTCCCTCGCGCTCCCACTTCCGGATGGTCACGGGCTGCCGTCCCAGCGCCTTAGCGAGGTCGCCGACGGTGAAGAACTCGGTCTCCACACCGGCGACGACGTACTTGCGGGGCTTGGCGTCCCAGTCGGCCGCTGACTTGGCGGCCTTGGTATGAAGTCCGTTGCGGTTCTGGTGTCGGACGATCGGCTTGGTGGAGCCGGGGTAGAACTGCTCGCCGATGTCGGCGAAGTCCTGCTCGATGCTGGCCAGCGTCGTCATGTGGTGGTGGCCTATCCGTAGTGGGTGGCAAGGAGCCAGCGGGGGTCCGACTGGCGTGGCTTGATGCCGAGGGTTTCCAGGGCCCAGGCCAGGCGCTTGCGGTGCTCGTCGGTGATCTCAGGGATCTCGACCTCATCGACCCAGTTCCTGCTGAGGGACGGTCCGACGAACAGCAGGGTGCCGGTGTATCCGGAGTTGCTGTTCCCATAGGAATCGAAGTGGATGGCGCCGACCTTCTGCCACGCTTCCTTGCGGCGCTCGTAGTAGCCATCCGCGTGGTAGTCGTCCTCGGTGAACCCGACGGCTGCGAGCAGGGCCTTGATGGCGGACTCCTCCAGCCCCTCCACCTCGTCGTACCAGTCGAGTTCCTCGACGTCGTTGAGGGTCTTCAGTTCCCCTTCGTCACCGCCGAGGTCGTAGCCGTAGCCGAGACGTGCGTACGCGTGAGATCCCATGTCAGCCCCGGATCGGCTTGAAGGCGAAGGAGACGTTCTCCGTGAACAGCGCGTCGAGTTCCTCGTCGGAGATGACGCCTTCCTGGTTGAGGACGTACAACTCGTCCTGGTCCAGGACGGTCGTGGTGACCTCCTTGTAGACGCGGTCGCGGATCCCCTTCGTGTTGGCGAGGGTCTCGACGGCGTCCTCGTCCAGGCCGACGGAGACCCGGCGCTCACGCTTGACGGAGACGAACTGCTGTCCGTTGACCTCGATGGGGGCGGGCAGGTCCCAGAACTTCGAACCCTTCTCGTCGGTCTCCCCGGAGGCGTCCACGTACGCGCTGATCTCGTCGCGCAGGTGGTTCTTGCGGGTGACGACCTGGGTCTCCTGGAACTTGAGGACCAGGAACTGTCGGACCTTCTCGATGGGGTTCTCGGGGTCGAGGTTGATGGGCTTCTCGACTCGGCGGGTGGTGCGTCTCTGAACGGTAGCCATAGAGCGTTCGCTCTCTTTCTTCCGGAGTAGTTGATCGATCGAGTAGTGACTCTACATTACGTCTTCGCGAAAGTCGATCCCGATTACCGCTTCTTAACGGGTTTCTCGAACGCTTCGGCGGGCGGCGTAGCGGAGGGCGTCGGCGTCGGTCTGGTCGGCGCGGACGGCCGTCTCGGCGACGTCCTGGTAGACGGTGACGACGCGGCGGTCGACTGGGTCGATGACGACCACGAGGTCCCCTCGAACGTGCCGGACCTGTCCGGGGACACGGCCCGAGGGGTAGGTATGAAGCGGGTTGGTGGCTGCGCGGAGAACGTCTTCGCTGCTCCAGCCCTTGGCTGCGGCCTGCTGCTGTGCATGCCAGGTCAGCCGGTACTCAGGAGCCTCCTCGACGGATGCGCTCCAGGTGATGCCCAGGGTCTCGGCGATGGTGGCCATCCCAGTCTCCTCTGTTCGATCCCTTGTTCGAGTCCTTGTGAGGATGACTCTAGATAGCCCGCATGGCATATGTCAACGAGTTTCGCTTCATCGTTTGACAACATCACCAGCGGTCGGCGATGGCACCGCGCAGGGCCAGGCGGACGGGGGTCAGATCCCAGTCCTCCTGCTCCTCGGGAGGGCGCATGACGTCCTCCAGCCCCTCACGGAGCAGGACGTCGAGTGGTTCTTCTCGCATAGCTTGATACTGGCATGCGATTACCGCTTTAGAACCACTCGACGTCCTGCGTGAGATCCTGGAAGTTACGCCGCTTCCAGGCACTGAGTCAGGGTCACCAGGTCGTTCTCGATGCGGCCCTTGTCGTCTGCACCCCGGCCGTCAGTGATGGCCGCACCCACCCGCCTCTTGTGCGCGAGCATGGCGTACTTCCTGGGCTCCGTGGTGCCCTGCGTGAGCGCATTCAGCACGTAGATGTCCTTGAACAGACTGCTCGCGCGGTCGTGGCGCTTGTTGATCTGGTCCTGCTTGCCGGACGACCAGGCCAGGTCGTAGTTGATCAGGTAGTTCGCCATCCACAGGTCGGTCCCGAAGGCACCGGCATGGCTGGACAGGAACACCCGGCAGGTCTCGTCCGTCTCGAACCGGCTTGCCGCGTAGGCCTTGGCCCCGGCGCTCATCCGGCCCGTATAGGTGACCGCCACACCCTCCGGCAGACGGTCGGCGATCAGGTCGAGCATGTCCGGGTTGACAGAGAAGATGATCACCTTGTTCTTGGGCGTGGCGAGGATGTCCGTCACTGTCTCGACCACGGCATCGAGTTTGGGGGTAGAGGTGACGTCATCGAGTGCGCCGTCCTGCCACACCTCGTAGGCGTACTTCGAGCCCGGCCACGTCTTCTTCTCGGCGCCGCCCTGCCGCTCCAACTCGCTCTCCTCGTAGCGCTTCCCGGACATCACGATCAGGTCCGGGTGGTTCAGCAGCATGTCGAGCGCCTGCATCCGGCTCATGATCTTGCCCTGCTGACTGTTCTCGTTGGGCGTCTCCCCTCCGTGGTAGTGCGCGAACAGGTCGAAGTCCGAGGTGTTCGGACCGAGCGCCCGCAGTTCGGCCAGCAGATCGGACGAGATCCGCTTGTAGGCCTTGTTCGTCTTGGCGTCCAGCGTCACCGGGATAGTGCTCTCCTGAACCTGCGGCAGGTACGGCTTCACGTCCTCGTCCATGCGGGTCTTGCGCACCATGGCATCGTCGAGTTTGGCGTGCAGTACAGGCAGGTTCTTGTACCTCTGCACTCCCCCGAACTGGTTCCGAACGATGTACGACTTGTCGTAGAGATCGAACCGGCCCAGCACCGAGTCGTCGACCCACTGCATGATCGAGAAGATCTCCTCCGGCTTCCCGTTCTCCACCGGCGTCCCGGTAAGCGCGTACCGGTACGGAGCGGTGAGCCGCTTGATCTTCCGGGTGCGCTGCGCCTTGAACGTCTTGATGGCGGTCGCCTCGTCGAGGACGATGCACTCGGGCTTTATCCGGCGGACGTAGTTCCAGTCGTTGACGACGTTCTCGTAGCCCATGATCACGAAGTCCGGCCGGTACGTCTTCACCTTGACGTACTGACCGGCCCTCTTCTTGGTGTCGCCGTCGATGAGGATGCAGTACTCCTCCGTCGGCACGGTGATCTCCTGGGTCTGGCCGTCCTCCCGCACCTTGATGACCCGGGTGGGCACGTCGGTGAGTTTGGCGATCTGCTTGGCCCACTGGTACTTGAGGGACGCGGGAACCACGATGATGGCGGTCTCGACGTTGCCCTCGGCCAGCAGTTCCTCGATGGCGGCCAGGGCGATGGGGGTCTTGCCCAGACCCATCTCGTAGGCGATGAGGAGAGACCCGCGCTCAACAGCGCGGGTCACGGCATCCTCCTGGTACGGGTGGAGATCGATGGCTAGCACTGTGAGTACTGCCGGTCGAACTGGCTGCGCGAGCGCGGGCGCCGGGCGAAGGCGTCGCCAGGGGTGTAGTTCCCGTCCTGGATGTGGTCGGGGTTGACGCACATCCGACGGGTGCAGGCGCGGTACTTCCGGCCGCTGTCTCCGGTGACGAAGGACAGCATGCTCTGGCCCTTGTAGGTGGGCCGGGTCGCGGTGGACTGGAAGATCAGGCAGTCGGTGTCCGGGTCCGGATGGACGCGGTCCCAGAAGCCCTCTCCCAGGTGTTCGTAGCCATCAGGCGGAAGCATTGGCGGCCTCCGCCCGGGTATGAAGCCGGTTGTTCATGGGGTCTCCTAGAAGCGGGCGATGACGGATGAGTAGGCGTTGCGGACGGCGTTCTTGAGGGCGTCAGCCCCCATGTCGCCGGGGTCCTTGCAGGACGTCCCGGAGTAGTCCAGGAACTTCAGGGTCAGGCCCCGGCCCCGCCACTCCTGGTGCAGGCGCTTGCACGTCTCGGCGCCTGCGGTGTCGTTGTCGAGCGCGATGATCACGGTGTCGAAGTGGTCCCGGATCAGGGACATCTGAGCGTCGGAGACTCCGGCGCCGTACGAGGCCAGTCCGGCGGTGAACCCGGCGGCACGCAGGCGGACCACGTCCAGAGGGGACTCGACCAGGACGGCCGCGTCGCCCTCGTAGGTATGAAGCCCGAAGAGGGTCTTGGACTTGGGCACGCCCGGCGGCCGGTTGCGGAAGTACCGGTCGTTCTTCTCCTGCCAGCCCCACAGCAGCCCGGTGTCGGGATCGCGCACGGGGATGATCCACATCTCCCGCTCGCTGTCCCACAGCACTCCGCAGGCGTCCGCGTCCTCAGGCATGAAGTAGCGCTTGGAGCACTCGTCCAGCGGCGGGGAGACGTACAGAGCCAGCGACGCCTCGTTGATCTGCTTGGTCGTGTCGACCGTCTTGGGGTCAGCCTTCTTCGCCAGGAACTTCTTGACCCGCTCGATCCCGCCACGCTTCCGGACCCACGCGACAGCGTCCCCGTAGGGAATGTCGAGCATGTCCTTGACCAGGACCACGAAAGGGCCTTGGTAGCGGCAGGAGAAGCAGTTGAAATATCCGGCGTCGTAGTTGATAGAGAAGGATGGGTGCTTGTCTTTCTTTCCTGTGCGCGCCTCGTGCATGGGGCACGGCATGTGAATCTCGTCGCCGCTGACCTTGTATTCGAGGCCGATCTCGTCCAGGCAGGCGGTGACGTTGCCGGGAACCGGAGTTCCTACGGCGTCCCAGCCTCGCGCCTTAGAACGAACCCTGGTAGCCATCGGTGTTCTCCTCCTCCATGGCGAAGGGATCCTCGTTCAGTTCCTCGAACTTGCCCGTCTCCCAGTCCCACTGGCAGTAGGTCTCCAGGGGCGGGCAGTTACGTGCCAGGACGACCTTGATCTTGTTGATGTTCGCGTCGTCCGTGGACTCGACACCGAGGATGACGTCGGAGTCCTGGGCGAACGAGGACGAGTAGCCGATGGAGTCGGAGGTGATCCCCTTCTTCTTGTTCATCTTCCATTCGAGGACCTGCGTGGAGATGAGAACGGGCAACTGCCGGTTCTTCGCCATGCGCTTGAACCCACGGGTGAGATTCGTGAGCGCCTGCGGGGATCCCTGAGCCTCTCCGAGTTCGTCCTGCATCATGTAGATGCCGTCGATGATGACGACCTCGGGCCGCAACGAGTCGATCTTCGCCTCGACACCGGTCAGCGTCGTGGCATTCATGGAGTCCGACGACAGGAAGAACGAGGGCATTGCCTCCAGTTCCCGCAGGGCCCTTTCGAGTTTGTCCCACTCGGCCTTCTTGAGCGTTCCATTTCTCAGCCGGGCGTGGGAGATCCCTGCGCGGATGGAGTCGAAGCGTTCCTCCTGCTCCTCGTTGCTCATCTCGAAGCCGATGAACAGGACTTTCACGCCGTACAGGTGAGCGGCCATGGCGGCCAGGAGGAGCAGCGTGGACTTACCGGCCTTGGGAGGGCCGACGAAGGTGATCAACTGCTCCTTCTGGAGGCCCTGGGTGGCACGGTCGATGGTCTGGAAGCCGGTCGGGATACCTCGCAGGCCGTCGGGCAGGTCCTTGAGCGTGAGGTAGCGGGCCAGTCGTGCCTGGCCGGTCTCCGTCAGGTCGGTGTCCCGGGAGTTGGGCACCGCCGAGGCAATGGACGCCAGCGTGTGTGCCAGCGCCTCCATAGCCGCCGTGGCGTTGCCCTCTTCATGTGCGTCGACCGAGTCGGCCAGGCCCTGCTCCAGCAGGGCCAAAGTATGAAGTTCTCGGAGCCGGTCGGTCAGCACGTTCATGCTGTCCTCGACCTTGACGAACTTGTACGTCGGGAAGTCGGTCTTGATGGTGGCCAGCGAGGGGATCTCGCCATAGGTGGCCTTGTGTCGGAGGATCGCCTTGAAGACGGCCTTGTTGTCCGGGTCCCCGAAGAACTCGGGGGTGATGCCCGCGTCCGCGACGCCGACCAGGTCCTTGTCCTGGATGACGCGGGAGTTGAGCAGCCGCTCGAAGTCGGCCATTCAGAGCACTCCTATGAGGGTGGTGGGTACGGCCGGGAGCATGCGTCCCTTGCTGCCGTAGATCAGGTGGTGTTCGTTGTCGAAGACGGCCGCTACGTCCGGCATGTAGGGAAGGCGCCTGGCGAGCCGTTCAGGGGTGGTTGCCCACACCCGGCCGATGGGGAGGCCCTCGACGTCCAGCCGGGCCTCCAGGGGCTCGACAGCGTCCTCACCGAGGTAGGTGACGACGTCGACCGAGTACCGGTGCCGCCAGGTGGTGTCCCAGATGACCCGGGCCAGCGCGTCGTTGATCTCGTACGCGTCCACGGTTCGCTTGACCTGCCTCGTCCGGCGCCCGAACTTGCGGGCGACCAGCTCGGTGACGTACTTCTCCGGCTTCTCGGGGACGACACCGAGCATTCCTTCGAAGGCGATCACCAGGCGGGGCACTACCTCGTTGGAAATGTCCCCGCCCTGCATCAGGGACGCTCCGCCTCGGCGCGGATCTGGATACGAAGTTCGCCGTCTTCCCAGCGCTGCGCGCTGCGGAGGCTCGTGATGCGCATGCCGAGTGACTTCGCGCGTACCTGGGCGGTGTAGTCCAGCGCCCGCCAGTGGTGCGCGGCGTCATCGACAGGCACGACCCGTTTGTAGAGAATCACCAAAACCTCGTCATCGAACGGGAGCGCCAGTTGCTTGTGCTCAGGCTGCACGGCGGTCCCCTCCAACGACGGTGAGGTGGGTGAAGGCTCCCTGGATGAAGGAGCCCATGGACGGGTTGTAGATGTCGCCCCACTTGCTGGGCGGGAGGTTCGAGGTGATGAGCGTCGGCCGGGCCTCTCGGTGGCGCAGGCGCAGCAGGTCGTCCAGCAGACCCTCCGCGTAGCCGGACTTGGTCTTGTGCTCCTTGCCGACGTCGTCGAGGAGGAGAACAGGCGCCTGCTCGGCCGCGAGGATCTGGTCCTGCACGGTCCACCAGCGGGCGTTGGCTTCCGGCTCCTTGCGGTCCTGGAGACCCATCCGCTCGATGCACAGTTTCACGTAGTCGGAGTAGGCCAACCACGCGATCGGCAAGCGCCGTTCGAAGTAGACCTCCATCAGCACGGCGGTTGCCAGGGTGGTCTTCCCGGTACCGGGCGGGCCGACGACCAGCAGACCCTTGCCGATGGTGCTCCAGTCCTCGGGGTACTGGTCCAGCGGGCGCTTGTCGGTGACGTAGTGGTCCCGGAGGTTGTCGATGAAGTCCTGGCAGACGGCCTTGTGCGGCGAGTCCGCCAACGTATGAAGTCGGAGGTGACGGTAGTGCGGTGGGATCCCGTACTCCTTGAGCCGGAGCGCGTGGACCCGGGGGTCTGTCGCCATGTTCGTACCTCCTGTGGTGGTGGATCAACGCTCAGCAGGCTAACACAGTTACCGCTTCAGGAATACCGCTTTGAAAAGGATAAGGGGCGGACCGCAAAAGCAGCCCGCCCCTTCGGGTCGGTCAGGTCCAGTAGTCCTCGTTGAACCTGTTGTTCTCCACCTCGTCAGCCTTCTCGGCCTTGTCCCGACGGCCTGTCAGCAGGCCCCGTGCCGCGAGGAAGTCCTTCCAGGCGACGACGTTCTCCGAGCGGTTCCACGAGGGTGACCAGTAGGTGATGATCATCCGGCGGATCTCGTTCTTGTCCGTGCCCTGCGCCATCCACCGGCCGAAGTTGCCGGAGAGGGCTCCGAGGTTGGTTGTACCGGGGACCGGGTGACCCACCTCCTGGGCCCGCCTGTCGAAGAACTCCGCCAAAACCTCTGACGGGCGCAAGGAGCGCCTCTTGGGAGTGCGTTGGACCGGAGGGGCCGACGGGGCGTCCAAGGCCTCTGGATCGCCGTACAGCGTGGGTGACGGGGCGTCCTCGTCAAGGGCCCGAGCCACGACGTACGCCGGGTCGAGTTCCCTCTCGGCCTGGGCCGCCTCTTCCGCCTGCTGCTTGCGGGACTTCTTTCGGCCGCCACGACGGAGAGGCTGAACGGCTTCCCACCCCTTGGCGCCCGGCTTGGTTACGTCCTCGGGAGGTGCCTCCTTCAGGGCGTCGCCCTGGAGATACGAAGTATCTCTATTACTTCTAGTAGAGATACTTGGGTTGTATGAAACCTGTGCAGGGTGCAGTTTTTTCAGGGGGGTCTTGTCCTGGTTTGGATCCTGCAAATTCTGCATGTCAACTACTGCCGCGCCGGGCTCGTCGAGCCACTCCTGAACCGGACGAATCCGGCGAACCACCGAGGCGTACAGGGAGGCCTCAGGAGGCGCCACGTCCTTCGGTACGGACTCGATGATGTTCTGCTTCTCCAGGTTCCGCAGCGAGTTGTACACGCCCCGCTCAGACATGCGGGTGCGCTTCGCCAGGGTCTTGACGGACTCCCACATCATCCGGTGGTCGTCTCCGGCCGCGTCCGCGATGCGCAGTAGTACCAGCAGGTCACCCTTGCCGATGGGTGCGTACTGCCACACCTCGGCAGTGATGATGATGCTCACTCGGCGGCTCCGAGGAAGCGATAAGTATGAAGCGATACCGCCATGGTAGTGTGCTCTCTATCTCGGGGTTTGTGGTGGGCCTCGGGTGTGGTGGGCAAAAGCCCCCGGCAGTGAATTGAGGTCTTGAACCTCTTCAGCGCCGGGGGCTTTTGCGTTACTCACTCCGAGTCGAGTTCGAGGCCCTTCTCCTCGATCTCCGCCCGGGTCAGGTGGACGACCTTCGATCCGGCCGGGACGCGGCCACGTCCGCGACGGGTGTACTTGCCGTCGTCGTCGACCTGGAACGCGAACGTCTTGGAC